ACAAACTTCTCTATTCCATATTTTGGATATTCGGGTGATAATTCAATATTTACTGAAAGTTTTAACTCAATGATAAAGATGTATATGAAGTATTATTTTAATTTCAAATCTAGTAATCAATTATCAAGTGTAGAAAATTTAGTAATAAATAATACATTTAAAACAAAAGCAAACGGATTAATACCATTAAATCAAATAGGTTATTTTATTAATGAATTGTATTACTATGAATTATATTCTGTTCCACTAACGACTTTAAATACTTCGAGTGTAAAAGATAACTTTAAATTATTTATTCAACAAATGGAGCAACAAGGAAATTATAATTTTGAATACACTGGCTACGACTATAATTATGTTGTTTATGTAGAAAATTTAATTACATTAGGAGCATGGTACATAAATACAAAATTTAATATAAAATTAACAACTTTATTATTAGTAATTCCTTCAATTGTACTTGAACTTATAAATGAAATATCATCTTATTCAAATATTTCTGATTATTTTTCTAATTACTATTTATATTATAAATCGAGTACAACTCCATTCATTTATGAAAATATTGTTTTTACAATTAACTATAGTGATTTCGTAAATAGATTTTCCAAGGTAATACAAGGATTAATATATTGTAAAGATAATATAAGTTTCACAGTTAATTTAAATAATCTTTATGAATTGTATTTTAAAAATATAACATTTTATTATAAAAAATACGTAGAAAACAATTCGATAATTTTACCCTACACAATTAATTTGAATCAATTACAACAATACACACATTCATATCTGATATATGTGTTAACAAATAATCAAAAATATTCAACTGATAAATTTAATTGTAAGATTTATTTAATATTTGAACGTGCAATAAATATTATGTGTTCTGGAGTAAAACTACCGGTTTTAAGTTTATTGTACAAGTGGTACTTTAATAAAGAAATTGTTTTTAATACAGAAATCGATGCAGTCAATACTTTAAGTTTGGAACTTTATAAAATATTAAATACTAATTATTATGGAATGGTGTATTCTTTTTATAATGAGTATTATTTTTCTAACAATTTGAGTTTGAAAATATTATTATTAAATTACACCACAATGATAATAAATAACCCTGATCTGTCAATAGATTATATTTACTCCACAAGCACAAAATTAGAAATTTTATTTAGATTAAAAATATTTTCCATAATGATAACTAACATTTCTGATTCTGTTTTTCAAAATTATTTTTTATTTGTGTTAACTAATTGTTATAAATATGTGTATAATGAAGATATATTTTATTGTGTAAATTTAACAAATGATGTGTGTACATATTTGGACTATATCAATAAAAATATAATTGGCAATAATTTAATATCTGGATATTACAAACAAATACAAAATTCCACAATACATCAAATAGTGCAATATAAAATAAATAAATTTTACAACAGGGAAACCAATACAGATTTTTTATCAAACATTTATAATTTAATAACAACAAATTTATTACAAACTAATGAAACTTCAATAATATATGTATTTGTAGAAAACAGTATATATAATATTTTATCCCAGTACGGTAGTGTAGTATATAACTATTCAATATTAAAATCTGATATACAATACATTGAACAAATATTCGATTTAATTATTGAAAAAATTGCAGATTACTTAACAATTATAAAATTAATATTCGGTGGTACAAATAAAAATGACACAGGAATAAGAGTTTCGGTTAATCAACTAATTAATATATTCTCTAATAAAACGACATACAAATATGATAATTCGATAATTACAATATTTACTTTAATATATGATAATTTTAATAATTTAGGTATAGAGCGGATAAATTACAATATGTTAGTAATATTATTTTATTATGTGTGTATGATAATTTATATATTGAATAAATGGGACAAAGTTTTTAATGAATATTTATTTTCCAACGGAGAAACTTTTATTTACGAATTAATAAATTACATCAATATTCAAATATACAATTACATAAATTTAATTGAACCTGTTTCCACAAATAAATTCTTCGATGGATTAAATGAATTGTTATTTAACGTATATGATAATCAAACATTTACAAATAAAATAATTCAATTCTTTGACTCAATTTTAAATATATCTCAAATATATGCGAATGAGACATTTACAAAAATTCAAGAAGCAATATCATTAAGATTATACACAGGAGGAGACTTACCTTCAAATATAAACCGTATAAATAATTTACTTTATAAAAAATATGTTCCTAACAGTAAAATATTAATATGGAAAAATATGTTAACTACAATAGTAGATATTAATACTTCAGATCCTATATATAATATGAAAAGTTTAATGTATGATACTTTATTTGATATTCCAACAGAATATATGAAAAAAATAACTGTGGATTCTTCAGGACTATTTTCTCAATACGGAATGATTCAATTATTAGAAGAATTAGAATTATATATAACTGACGAATTAATTGATAGAATAAGTACAAATATGATGTTAATAATTAAAAATTTAATGACAAATGTTAATGTTATAAGTGGTTTAAATCAAATGTTAGGGATTGGCTACATAGAAGATTTTATAAAGCCAGGAATGATAAAGCCGTATATATTAGAAGTATGTAAAAATAAATCATTGTATTTACCGTTAGAATTTTTCTTCAAAGAGCCAATGAATGCAATACCTTTAATTTCTTGTATGTATTCGGACATAACAATAAGAGTAAGAAATAGTCCATATAATTTAATAAAAAATTATTACAAAAACAATTATATTTTAAATAATAAAAAAGGAATATCAGCATCAATGATTTTTAATTATATAATATTAGAGAGAACAGAAAGAAAAAGACTATCACTAAACAAGCAAGATAATTTAATAGATAAACACAATTATTATTCAATTTCTCAAACTATAACAACACAATTAGATACAATGGACAATTTAATGTTTGTAAATTTTGACTTTAATATAAATGGTTTAATAAAAGAATTATTTTGGACGGTAGAATTTTTCATTAATGGATATTTGATAGAAAACCAAAATTTTACTTCTCAGAGTATATATACATTAATATTATCAACTGTAATTTACATTGATGGTATTAAAAGAGACGGAATATTACCTATAGGAGCAAATACAATAAATGCATTAAATAGTTCATTCGGTACTCCAAATAATAATATAAACTCATTTAACTATAGTGCATTAACAAGACTAGTAAATCCTTATAAATATAATACGAGAGTGGAAGCAAATAATAATGTAAACGTTTATAGTTTTAGTTTTGAACCAGAAAAATTCCAGCCAACAGGAACAATTAATATGGATATGTATAATACTTTAAGAATACAATTGATACTTGATAAAAATAAATTTATAAAATATTTTGGTAATGTAAATACAATAACAAATCTTGACACAGTGACAATTAAAATGAATTTATCAACTTTGGAATATAATTTAGTAAGATATCAGTCAGGATTGGCCGGATTATTGTTTATGAAATAATAATTAAAAATAATTAAAAATAATAATTAAAAATAATTAAAAATAATAATTAAAAATAATAATTAAAAATAATAATTAAAAATAATAATTAAAAATAATAATTTGATTAAGTGCATTATTTATGAAGTAATAATTATAAAGTTTTTTCCTAATAATATTATTATATAATAACTATAATATTAGATATATTTATAAACATCAAAATGCCTGGAGGTGAAGTTCAATTAGTAGCATATGGAGAAGAAAATATGTATTTAAGCGATAAGCCACAAATATCATTTTTTAAAATAGTGTACAGAAGATACACTAACTTTTCTATAGAAACAGTACAAACAAATTTTATTTATCAAGCAAATTTTGGTAAAAAAATATCGTGTGAATTATCAAAAATTGGAGATTTAATTCACAAAATGTGGTTGATACTTGAATTGCCAAGTATACCAATATTATATGATTTATCAAATACTGTTGATAATAAATTAAAGTTTGCTTGGGCAAGAAAAATAGCGTATGCAATTATAGATTATGTAGAAATTGAAATAAGTGGAGAAGTAATTTCTAGAATGTGGGGTGAATGGTTAAATGTATTAGACGAAATAAATTATACAAATTTTAATAGTTCACTTGATCAGTACATAGGAAATATTCCGGAACTATATACTTTGCATACCACATCCCAAGGAATAAAATCTTACACTTTAAATGTTCCTATGTATTTTTGGTTTTGTAATAATTCTGGGATGGCATTACCAATATTATGTTTAGAATACAATACAATTAGATTTAATGTTCAACTAAGAGATTTTGATTCTTGTGCAATTTTCTCCCCATCCAACTATATAAAAATACAAAAATATTATGGTTCAGGTATATTAGCAGAACCGATAGTTCAATTTTCTCAACAAGGAATTGCGTGGGGAGAATTTGATAGTTTGGACACCGGAGATGTAGATCCAACCACTATGACAATATTAAATTACAATTTATATTATAGAAAAATTTCGGACAATTCATTTATAACTACGACATCTGAATATTTAAATTCTTCATTATTTAATAATTTTATAGAAATAATACGAAATGGATATGACAGACAAATCAATTATGTCATTTTTGGTTTAAAAAGTAAATCTATTTACATTCCGGTTCCATCCGCAAACTTAAATCCAAATTCAATTTACATAGAAAAAAATTATATATTTAAAAAACCAATTGACATTCCTATAAAAAATATATATTTGTTAGTGGATTATATATATTTAGATCGCGAGGAAAGAAATAAGTTTTATAACGACAAACATGAATATGTAATAGAACAAATATTCTTTTCAGGAAATATGTCTTTACAAAATTTAAGTAATAGAAACAGTATACAAATATTAAATCCTTGCAAATGGTTAGTTTTTATGGGACAAATGTCTTACTTACAAAATCCAAATGTCAATGATTTTTTTAATTACAAAGATACTTTTATACGCGGAGATTTAGGAGAAATTAAAGGAAATCCAGTTATATTATCCGCATATATAAGTTTTAATTCTATAGGACAAATAGAATCATTTCCAATGAGCTATTATAATTTATTACAACCATTTTATAATTTTCCTATGAGTAAAATTCCATCGGGTTTTGGTATAAATACATTTTCATTATATCCTATTAATTTACAATCATCAGGTTCTTGTAATATGTCTTGTTTAAATACTTTCGATATTAATACTATATTTAGAAGAATAGACGAAAAATATAACAAGTATATATTTAAAACATATGGTGTCACGTATAATATTTTTAGAGTTGTTCACGGAGTTTCTGGTTCTCTTTTCAATTCCAATTATTAAAATATAAAAAATGTAATTTTATGGCATTGAGATTGCGAACAGTCGCAGAAACTCATCGTACACTTCCTCAGTCGACCCAAATGAATGGGGATACGAGTATCCGACGCTGTTGACAAACACCTGTACACCTCCAAGAAACAGTGCTGTTTCAATCACAATGCTGACGCGTTCCTTGATTTTTGCATTTGTGCCATTCCAAGGAACAGAAATGCTCAAAGTGTCAAAGTCTGGATGACAATCTCCAAGTATGACACGAAAACACCATCCTGTCTGTTTTTGCACGTACACAGATTTTGACATCTCGCTCGAGAGCCGAATCTTCTCTACAAAGTAGTCGCGAATTTCTCCACTCATTGCTTCACAAGCAAGGATTCGTTCGCCAAGTTCATCGTCGCTATGCATTTTTGTTGTTGTATTGCTAATAATTTTTTATATTAGCAGACATTCTAAACAATTAAAATATTCAATTTTTTCAATATGTATGAAAAAGTAACAGATTGTAAAAAAATGGTTTACACAAACTCACTTGGCATCTCACACTCACACTCACACTCACACTCACGCTCATTTTCATACTTGGACTCATACTCATACTCGCGAGCAAGTCCACCCGTTTCCCTTACACACTGGTTAAGTGAAAACAGTTTGTTAGAGACTGACTCCATTGTGTGAAATGGGTAACCGTACTCGAATGTCTCACCGTTGTGTAGAACGCTGACAGTATAAACTGGTTCCGAGGTTACAATGTTTAGGTTCTTGATTGGAAGAACAGACACAAGTACCTGAAATGTAGGTTCTGAGTTGTCAAAACTGTCCAAACTGTCAAGTGCAATGACTAATGTGTTATCATTGTACAACTTTGCCTCTGAGTTAGAGAAATGTTGTTTAAGCCAAGACTGAAGATTGTATGCTTCCTTTTGACAGGCAATCCTAACTTCGTGCTCGGACGCAAACAGAGAGGACATTGTACACTTTTTCAGTATCTGATAGATAATTTAAGATTAATTTGAATATTCCAGACCTTTGAAAAATTCAATTTTTTTAATTATAATCAAATAAAAAAATTAATCTTCAAAATTCACATTCTTGGTTTCACAACATATGTAAACATCATCAACATCATCATCATCGTCATCTGTATTAACACGAATAATATTTTCTTCATACTTGGTTTTGGATAGATTATTTAACCTAATCATTTCTTCAAACAATGTTTCCATTGTGTAAAATTTTTTAGGACATTCATAATCTAAACTTGGTACACAAGTAAACTCTTCCCCAAGAAAAAGGACAGACTCATAAATTGGTTTTTTCCCAGCGATAATTTGGGAATTTGATTTAGGAGACACAAACACAAACATACCATCAAATTTTGAATGAATACTTTCAAATTGAATTTTAAATCCAAATTCAATTGCTGAATCTAAAATTACATTTACACCCAACTTTACAACCAGATCTAAAAACCATTTTCGAGTACCAACAACTACTTCATTACAAGTATTTGCTATTGAATCATACTCTACTTCAAAATTCATTAAACTGTTATGATAACTGATTGTTTTGTAATGTAAGATTCAAGACCTTTAAAAATTTCAATTTTTTTTGTTTTTCCAAATATAAAAATCAGTTTAATGAACGTTCGGGAAGTCCAGAAGTCTGGAAGTCGGGAAGTCAATCCCAGTTGTAGCCAAAGTAGCCCGTGGACTCATCGTCAGAGGAATCATCAATGGTCTTAGCCAAATCTGTCAGTCGAAACAACTCGTTCAACACTCCGTCCTGAGTTGAAAACCTACAAGGTCCATCATAGCCAAGACTTTCCACAGAAGCAAGTTTGTCCCAGCGAATGAGTGCAATCTCGTAAACAGGATCTACACCATTCGTAATTTCCCAATTTGCGGAAAAGGGAACAGACACACTCATGTGGTCAAACTTGTAATTAGATGTTTCGACCCTCACGTGAAAGCAATCGCTCGTTTGTCGCTTAGAGACAAATCTAGATCTAGAACGAATGTACCGTTCAAGTTCGGCACTTGCACGACTACAAGCCGACTGCCTAAGCTCGTGGTCTGACACGGCTGACACGGTTGGCACAGTTGATGCAGTTGACATCGCAGACATAGAAGACATCCTTGAAATAAATGTCTTTGGTTTGTAAGTAATTTAATATATTACCTAAGGATTTCAAACCCATTAAAAATTCAATTTTTTTCCAAAAAACCAAAAAATGTAATACATATAAAAATACGGCTACTACACTATGTAATATTCTTCCGGTATAAAACCATAAGGATATGGCTTCTTGTACATTTTTACGTAGTTTCGTTCGAATTCTGTTGCTTTAACTACAGCATCTATGGCTTCACATACTTCGTTGACAACATATGGACTCTCTTTTTTTAAACCTCCAAAAAAATATTTAGAAGAAAAATATTTTTCTGTTTCAAGTTTAATTCCACATCTTCCAAAACCAAGGTACTCTTCGGGAAAATATTTAAAACATATAGGATCGCATGGATATTTTAGTGTGTCTAATCTAAAACGAGGATTTATTCCAGTCAAAATCTTGCTGTTATCATCTGGCTGAACAGAAACTTCGATGATAGTGAAAAAACCTACCTTAATGTAAAACCCATACTCGGTAATCGGTCTGTTGTGCCACTCGTTCGTAATGCCTAAATAATACCGTATGCCGGATAACAAAACTTTTTTGTCTGAGGAATTCATGTACTTGTATAGTTCGTCACGTGCATTTACACAAGCCTTTGCAATCTGTTCAGGATCGTGGGATGTTTCCACTTCGTAAGACGTTTCCACTTCGCGAGACGTTTCTGCACTCATTGTCCACAGTAGAAAAATCTCTTACTAATTACTTAATAGAATAATTCAAAGCTTTCAAAAAGTTAAAAAATCAATTTTTTAAGTACCTAAATTATTTAATTAAAAATGTGCGTGTATGTGCGTGTGCGTGTGTAATACTTAAAAATGCACACCCACATACAAAAATAAAAAAACACATAGCAATTTGCTACTAATACGCACACCCAAACATGTGCAAGGCTCGATGTTCAGCGTCCATTGCCTTGTACAGTCTCTTGGACACTGACTCCATTGAGTATTCGACGCACGAGACACCATCGCCCAAAGGCAGGTACAACGATGTGTCGACGTTGTCGGAAACAACAACAATCTTGAACTTTGGTTCGGCACCTCCGGTGATCATGTTGTTCAACCCAATTGGAAGTGTAATTCCGAGGACAGTGTTTGTCCCCACTTTGACACGAATCTCCTTAGTCGTGTCCTCGACCTTGGGACTCAGATCAAGATCCGGACGTCGTTCGAGAAATTCACGCAACTCGTTTAGCCGACCACGGCAAAACTCGCCAACTGCCTTAAGCTCAGCGTCAAGTACGGCCAAATCTTCAGGCTTAAGCGTGTACATTTTCTACGAGAAGACGAGAAGAACAGAAGAAGGTATCGATAATTCAAAAGAGTAATTATAGGCACTCCAAACCGTAGGAATTTTCAATTTTTTTGCAGATAATAAAATTTATTAAAATAAATAAATTTTAGATTTCTTACCTATTTGTTAAATAATTAAATAAAAATATCTTTATAAAGTTTTGCATCCTTCGCCTTCTCCGCCATCACAGCAATCCTTTAATAAAGAGATTAAAGTGTTAAAACTGTTTCCGTTTCTTTCGTATCTGGATAATAAGTGGTTGTATTTTTCAACATATTTTTCAATGTGTTTGTAGGAAATAATTTCAGGTCTGGATTCTGCTTCAACGACTTTTAATAATTGAGAGTATTTTTGAATGTTCCAAGCAGTTTCGAATAATTCTCTTTCTAACACTTCGAAATCTCTCATTTTTTTGGCAATGGTTCTCTTTTCTTCGTCAGTTAAAGTTTTGTTTGAGTTTTCTAAGTTTTTGACTAATTCTCCAATAATCTTTTGTATGTTTCTAGAATATTCTAATCCGGTTTGGTGATCTTGTTGGAAGACTTTTTCAGAACCTCCGCCGAGCATCATACTTCCCCAAGTTGAACCTCTCACTACTGGGGCAGAAGTTAATAAGCTCATTTGAGGGAATAAGTTATCCATTCCAAAGGGCGAGTTAGTGCTTAAACCGTCGAATGTTAAACCTCTAGAGAAAGAACCATAGATTTTGTTCATATTAGATTGAATTTCGTTCCATCCTAAAACTGGTTTTCCAGAAGCTTTGGATTTAGCAGCGGTAATTTTTCTGGCTGCTAAATCTTCAGGTACAACTACTGTTCCGGTGGATTCTTCAGTTTCCACAACAAGTCCATCGTTTAATACAGATGGGTTTGCGTTAACAAGTTGTGCAAGTAAGTCTAAAAAGTTAATTAATTGTGCATTTGCTTTAATTCCATCGGCCACTGGTTTGCTAAACTTTGTGTCAACAAATTTGACTTTCCATTCATCGGCTCTTTGTACTTTTTCTAATTGACGTCCAGATACTCTATCTTTGCACATTTTTCTGTGAAATCCAAATGCTTTTAATACGGCAAGTGCAAATTTAGGGTGTAAATCAGCAACTACTTGAGCACTAACATCTTGTGACATACTAGAAGCAACTTCAGCCAATTTTTCGGAGTTACTTAACGCTACATTTTCTAAGAATTGTTTGCATTTTACTGCATCGTTTCCAAATCCGATTGCACCACAGTTAGATATTTCACGTCTAATTTCTTCTTCATATTCGGGAGTTCCGGGTGCAATAGTTACTTGAGTACCGTCTCCAAGGGTGTGAACCCAAGAATTGGTTCCAACTCTCTTCCAAGTATTTCTTAAAACCGAGTCAATTTGTTCAACATTAGATTCATCGATGTGAGCTTCAGGAACGTAGGTTGCTTCTAACACATTTTTCATTAATAATACTAAATCAGGGTTTAATTTGACTGTTCCGCCTAATTTGAATTTGTCTAAAGTTTTTTTTATATCATCACCTCTGTAACTACGAGTTAAAACTTCTGCTAATAAATATTTGGAACTTGGCATAGCAACTTCAGCACCACTGTACCAAACTCTGTTTTTAGTCTCAAGTACAGGCATAGATGTAGCCACTGTGGGAACTTTACCAAGTACATCCATATCAACTACTTTAACATTTAAACGGAATGAGCTTAAATCTCCTGAAATTTCAGATGCAGATGCAGATACCCAACTATCTCCAGATTTTTTCATTACTGTTAAGTATTCATTAAACAATTGCATTTCAATATCTGAAACTTGACCATTTTTTAAAGCAGTTAATGCTTTTGCTACTGCAGGAGTTGTTCCGGTAACACGTTCAGTAGTATATGTCTTGTTTAAACTAGATACTAATACATCAGTTAATTTATTTAATATTTTCTGTTTGGATGCAGATGCAGCAGCGTCTCCGGTAAAATAAACAGTAGTGGTCACATTTAAATTCAGATCATTAACTTTGTCTCTGGCTACAGATCTCTCTTCTGCAGACAACCCTAAACTGTCGACTGTATTAAGTAAAGCTGATTTTAAAGCTGGAACATCTGCCAATTTAACATTTAAAACATTATTACCAGAAATTGAACCAGAGAGACCGTCAGACAAAGTACTACCATCACTCTTAACATCTAAATCATTAACGTATTTGTTAAGAGCTTCTAATAATGCCGATTTTAATGACGAAACTACTGAAGTAGATACATCAACTGCACGTAATTTTTGACCTAAGTCAACAACTGCATTGGTGAATTCGGCAGCAACATCATCATCTCTTGAACCTCTGCCATTATTGCCGTAATATTTTTGCAAGTAATATCTGTTGAATGATTTATCGGGTCCTGAGCAAGAAGCAACAGATGAACCGTTGCATTCGGTAAGAACAGCAGTAAGATATCCTCCTAGGTTATCAAATATACCTAAAACAAAATTTGACATTGAATGTATATATTAATTTATAGAAAATAATTTTAAACAAAATTTTATTATATTAAATTTAAAACTCCCTATATTTAAATTTTTGTTGGAAAAGTTTTTGTTTAATTTTTAATTTTGTTATAACAATTTTATAAAGAATAATATTTTTTTATAATGTTTATATATATATACATATAAACATTAATGGACACAGACATTTTATTAGCAATTATATTAATTTCAATCGCAGTTTTTTGTTGTTTTTACTTAAACCCAGCACAAAAAGATAACTTCGAAGCCGTGACAAAACAACCGAGTGTACCAGCAAGTGTACCGGTAAGAGTACCGGTAAGTGTACCAGCAAGCGTACCAGCAAGCGTATCAGCAAGCGTACCAGCAAGTGTACAGGCTTCAAAACCAAGTTTACCAGCCGATTCTAAAGTAAATTCAGTTTCTAACGATGAATCACAAGGTACTCCATTTCACGATGAACATTTAGAATCTCAAGTAAAACCTTTAAATTCCAAAGGTGAAGTAATTGTATTTTTGAGCAAATCGTGCCCTCATTGTGTAACTTACGATAAAGAAAAATTTCCTAGACTAAAAGGTAAATTAAATAAAATAGCAGAAGGAAATGTTTCAGTTAAAAAGATTTATCCCGACAATGATCCAGAGAAATTATTTGAAAAATATGATATAATGTTTGTGCCATCAGCCGTTGTTATACACAAAGATTCTAATAAAAAAGTTTCTGGAGAAATAAGTCCTGTAAATTGTTTAAAAACATTACATGAATTAAATAAAACTTCTTAATTTTTGTATTTTTAAATAATAATTTTACCTATAAATAAAATTATTACCTCGTTTCAAATAAAAAATTTTAATCAATATAAAATATTATCAATATATACATCCAATACAATTAGTAAGATGGCAGATTCTTTAGAAAATCAATACGACAACGATAAATTCGTTGATTATTATAAAATTTTAGATGTGGATATGGAAGCAAACGTAGAAGAAATTAAAAAAAAATATATCGAACTTGCAAAAAAATATCATCCTGACCAAAAAAATGGAAATACTGAAATGTTTCAGTTAGTATCAAAAGCATACGAAACATTATCAAACAAAGAAACTAGAAAAGAATATGATTTATATTTCTTAAAAAAAAGTGTGGATGAATTACAAGAAGATACTTTTTTTTCATTAAAAGATCAATATAATGATTTTTTGTTATCGTCTGAAAATAAAAAGAAATTAACAAAGGAAGAATTAGACAAGATATATGATGACGTATTTAAGGATAAAGAAACCTTTTTAGAAAAGAAGTTAGATTTAGAAGAGACTAATCGTAGAATTAACGACATTAACTTTGAACGTGAAGCAACAAATATAGAAAGTATGGATGAACAATTAAAAAATATTTTAGATTCAAATCCCGATTTAAAAGTGGAAGATGTTTTAGAATACATAAAAGAAATAAATAAAGATTCTTCTACAGAAATAGTAACGCAAGAATTTGGTACACTAGATACTATACCTGGATATTTTGATAACTGTGCATCATTTTTGGATGAGACGCAAAATGTACCAAATAGTTTTTTTTCTATGTTAGATACAAATAATGTTAATTCTCGCGACCAAGTTAAAAATTTTGACTTGGAAAATTTTAATGTATGGAAAAATAACAAAAAATCAGACTCAAGACTTGACAGTGACACAATAGAAACGTTTTTAATTAAAAGAAGACAAGAAGAACAAGAATTATTAGAAGATGTTGAAGAAAGTTTAATTACTAATATTAAGAAAAGAACAGATGTAGAAACTTTCCTTAAAACAAAAAATCACATAAATAATGACGACGTTGTAAAAGTATCAACTATTAATAATGTTAAAAAAAGAACATTTTAAATTTATTCATAATATGTAGCTACTGTATCGTATCCAGTTTTATAAAGTAAATCTAAATCTTTTTTATACATATCAAAACCTAATGAAGCAGTTTTCGCTTTAATATGAATTGTATTTTTTTTGTATAATTCAACTTTGTTATAATTCATTCCTCTAAAAATGCATTTAATAACTTGATAAATATAACTTTGTACATCTTCAAAAGAATTATAAGTATTATATTCTTCATCTAAATAAATACCAATTACGTCGTTTAATTTATCATTAAAAATATCAATTGGATAATTATTCATAACTCCGCCATCAATCCATATTTTATTGTTCCATTCACACGGCTTAAATATTATTGGAATAGAAATAGAAATTTTAATTGCTTGAAGAATGTGCATTTCAGGTGTATTTTCATGTGAAAAATAATGTAAAGATGCATCATTTAAACAAACACCAGTTATTATTAATTTTTTTTTTGTTTTATTAAATAATTCTTCAAAAGTAGTCTTGTGTCCAAATCCTTTACGTTTCATCATATGTCCAACAACATACACAATTGGATCACATAAATTTAGTCCAAAATGTATTTCGTCAAATATATTATCAATATTATTAATTATTGTTTTGCTCATATCAAGTTCAGATAAAATTTCGTAAATATCTAACGGAGAATAACCTACTAACATTAATAGACAAATTGCTGAGCCAGCAGAAGTTCCGCAATAAATTTCTGGACTATCGATGACCTCTAATTCTTGTAATTTAGTAATTGCACCCAACGCACAAAAACCTTTTATACCTCCACCACTTACAACAAGAATATTTTTCTTTTTGCCCTGATATAAAGGAATATCTTCCATTTATTATATATTATAGTATTATATAGTTAAATGGATAATATAAACATTAAAAATATTTTTGATTACAACTATAATTTAACAAAAAGTATAATTGATAATAAAAATAAATACACGATTCAAAATTTAAATGTGGATGATTTAACTCAAAGTTTAAGTAGTTATGTAAAATTAACGGATGATTTTTTAATAAATAAAATAAAATATAATGAACATCTAGAGCAAAAAAAGGCTTTGGATATTTATGAAGTTAAATATAATGACTGTTTAATGAAAATTAACAGTGCAATTGACGTTAATATGACAGATATTTTTTTTAAAGTAGTAGATGCACATTTTGGATGTAAGTTATACACATCATATGACTGTTTAAATTTTATACAAAATAAATTAAGAAAGAAAAATTTTGATACTTTGATAATATCAAAAAATACTATATTTATTTCTTGGAAAAATTCTAATTTTATTAAAAAATCTAAAAATAAATTTAATTCAGATTCTTCTACTAATTCAAAAAGTACATTATAAAAACAAGCCTTAAAATCGTATTCTAATAAATATATCGACTAATAGTAAAACAATTACAATACTTATTCCAATTAATACATAATTATTATCAGGACTTGAATATTTACTACGTTCTTTTTCAATAATTTCATTTTTTTTAACTTCCAAATTCAAAATATCATAAATTTTATTTAATTTTTCATTTAGTGCTTTCCTTTCTTCCATATCTTCAAAATATTTTTGTATAGTACTTTGAATCAATATATTTTGATATTTTCCTGATTCCTCTGATACAGGAGCCGGACTTGGATTTGGTACAGGAGCCGGACTTGGTGCTTGAAGTTCAATTTGAGTTTGAATAGATTTTAATTTATTATCAGAATTTTTAAAATTTTCTTTTACTTTTTCTGTTTTTTGTTCACGTATTTTATCTATCCAACTATTTAAACTGTCGGCATTTGATTCATTGTCATCACTTACTTTATCATCCAAATTATATTTTTTAGTAGAATTTGATTCAAATTTTACTGATTTTTTTTTAGATATTTCTTTTTTACATAAGCTACACTTTGTAACGTGTTTTAATGCAGTGTCAAAACTATATTCACTTTTACAAGTCGGATCATAATATAATTTTAAACATTCTCTATGGGTAGGTTTTTTATTTTTAATTAATTTAGTCAAAGAAGTACCACTATATTTATTTTTTTCTGAATTATTTTCTGCTTTTTCTGTACGTACTGTAGGCTTTTTTTTTGGTAATAATTCAGTGTCAGAATCTATAGTTGCCCAATCGCTTTCTTGTCCTTTCTGACTGAATGAGTTAGATTTACCATTGCCTTGACTAAAATAACTTGTGTCAATATTTTCAATGTTATATTCACTAGAAGTATTATTTTTGTCTAGTTTTTGCGTCTTATACGTTTTATTATTAAATGCATTATCAAGTTCACAATATAACATCCCTCTTTTGGATATATATTCTTATTAGATAAATATAATTACAAAAAATATTTAAAAATTATATCTTAAAAAATAATAAAATTATTTATATTTATATAATTGAGTTTATATGTAAAATATAGTTTCTCAAATTTATATATTATAAATGTCAAATACATCAAGTGAAAATAATTCTTCAACTGAAAAAAAAAATCCTAAGCCAAATTTTACATATTCTACGGATTATCACGTGGATTTGCTTCATAATTCACAAAAATTAGTATCAACGGATAAACGAGTATATTATAATAAAGAAGACAACAACTCGTCTCAAAGTGAAAAAACACATCATACAAATAAAACTAATAAAACTAATAAAACTAATAAATCAAATGGCGATTCTGATATGGCTGATTATGTAGCAGAAAATGGGCAAAATTTAGCAACAGAAAAACCCAGAAATCTTTTTAATTTTGCATCTGGAAATAATAATGGTCATCAACCAAATCAGACAACTAACAACTTCCAGAGCGGACAAGGTGCGAGTGGACAAGGTGCAAGCGGACAAGCTGTAGGCGGAAACGTTGTGAGTGCTGCAATGGAAGATTATGATAATTATAATGAACTACCTCCAGATGCTCAAATGTTAAAAAAACTAGATATGTTAAGAAAATTGGGAGAATTAAAACAATATGGAGTCAAATTATCTCAAAATTACAATATGAATTCTGATTACTTTACTATGAAATACGAGTATGAATTACATAGAAATATTAGAGCAAAACAAAATTCAATTAATTGGATGTCTAGTTTAATGTTAAATTGTATTTATGGTGTTGAAATTGCAAATGAAAAATACAATCCTTTTGATTTAAAATTATGTGGATGGTCAGAACAAATTAACGCAGACATTAATAACTATTATGATGTTTTTGGGGAAATTTACGAAAAATATAATAAGCCCGGAAAAAATATGTCTCCAGAATTAAAATTAATGTTAATGGTTGGAGGAAGTGCATTAAAATTTCATCTAAATAATACGTTATTGTCAAATCCTAGTAAAAATATAACTGGAGGAATGGCAAATCAAAATTTTCAATTTAATGAACAAACCACACCAGCAAGTGTAAATCCAGTTATCCTTGAACAAATGCGTCAACAATCTGTATTAGACAAAATGCGTGAAGAAACAGCCAAGCAAAATGAATTATTAAGAACTAAAATGGAAAAAGAACACGAATTAGTTAATCAGCAAGTTAATGATATGGCATACCTCCAACAACAAAAAACAGAACTTGAATTACAAGAAATGAAAAAGCAAAAAGAATTAGAAAATTTTGAACAAATGAAAAAGTATTTTGAACAACAAGAACAAATGAAACAAATGGCGAATGAAGCAGTGAGACAACAACAACTACAACAAAGACAAATACCTGTACCACTGAGTCAACCGATTGGACAAATAAATAGTTCATATGCAAATTTACGCGAATCGATTAATCCTCCTTTAAATTATGGTAATAATTCGCAACCGTGGAATAATTTAGAAGTTGAAAATATGAGAAGAACACATATCAATCAACAACTTAGCAATATGAAAGAAAATGTTAAAAAACTTGGAAAAAAGAGTCCAAAAAAGAAAGGTGTTGATGTAGATACAAGTTCGGAATCTGGTGCAAGTAAAAATAATTCTGACACAATTGAATTAGAAGATTCTGAAGAAAAACTTAGAAAAAAAGTTATTAGCGAAAAAAGTTTAAATTCTAAAAATAATGCATCATCATTTTCAAAAAGAAAATATAAAAGAACACCAATAACTATTAGCACATAAAGTTTTAATAAATATTGTATATTTATAAACCAACAATTGAACTTCCCACAGAAGATGCATTTCCAAATAAAGAATCTAATAACCCCCCTGCCGGTTCTGCCTGAGGAACTTGTGGAACTGGATTAACTGAAGTAGTCGGAACTGTAATTACTGGAGTTTGAGGGAACATTGGTAATTGTGGTATTTGTTGTGGTATTTGTTGTGGTATTTGTTGTGGTATTTGTTGTGGTAATTGTGGTATTTGCTGTACACCCATTGGCATTGTATATTTATTTAAATTTGCATTTACTTGTTGCATTTGTTGTGCTAACTGTTGTCCAGTATTTTGCACATATTGTTGTGTTTTGTTGGCAAGTTGTTGAGCCTGTGCTTGAGCATATTGTTGAGCTTGATTAGCTAATTGTTGAGCTTGTACTTGAGCTTGATTTGCCAATTGTTGGGCTTGTGCCTTTGCATATTGTTGAGCTTGATTTGCAAATTGTTGAGCCTGTACTTGAGCTTGATTTGCTAATTGTTGAGCTTGTGCTTTCGCATATTGTTGTGCTTTATTAGCTAATTGTTGAGCTTGTACCTTTGCTTGTGCTTGTGCTTTTTTTGCTAATATAGATGCTTGAGAACCTAGTTTTGACCCAATTTTTGAGCCAACTTTTCCGGCATATTTGGCAAAATTGATACCTCCAGTTAAATTTTGATTAATGTATTTATTATGCATACGCTTAATAATTTCGAAGAGTTCATTTTTATCTGCGACAGTTAATAAATTTTTAATGGTGGAGTTTATTAAGTTGCCAGTATATTTATTAGTATATTTATTGTTATATTTATTACTTAGGATTGAATTATATTCAAGTTCTATAAGTTTAAGGTTTTGTTTTTGTATTATCCAAGATTTAAGGTTAAGTAAGTCAGATTTTATTGATTGAACAGAATAATTATTCATTTATGCGATTATATATTATATATTATATACAGATGATAAATATTTTATATAATAAAAGTTGAAATTAATATTATATATAAAGTTATGAAACATATAGCAATTATAATTAAACAATGAATTTAGATGTCAAACCGAGTACTCAAGAAAAACTGGATATGCAAGAAAAACTAGATTCTCAAGAAATTCTTGACGCAATTGACTTGGGAAAAATAAGTTTGACCGATAAAAAAAAAAGAGGTAGACCCAAAAAAAGTCAACAATTAATAAATCCTTCAATAACAAAAACTTCAATAAATAATGCAATATTTGAACAAGATGAAATTATTTTACACTTGCCAATATCAAGTTCTGATATAGAAATTTCTAAAAATAAACCTGTAGAAAAAAAAATGTTAGATTCCAAACAATTTTCTGGTTCTGAAAATGAATCAGATTCTGAAGAAGACAAAACAAAAGATAAAATTCAAAACTTGTGGATTGATGATAATATAAAACAATATAAGTTTGCAGTTAAAAAATTAACCGAAGAAAATGAAAGACTAAAAAAATTTTTAATAGATATAACCCCAATGTATTTTACAGAAGTTAAAACTTATCCAACTGAACTTAAAATATTTGACATGAAAGATAATGTCGTTATCCCTAAAAAAACTAATATTTGTTGTTGGTGGTGTACATATAATTTTGACTGTTTGCCATCTTTTATACCGGACAAATATCACAATGGAAAATTTTATGTGTTTGGATGTTTTTGTTCGTTTAATTGTGCAGGTGCATATAATTTAAATTTAGCCGATAATAAGGTGTGGGAGCGTTATTCATTAATGAAACAAATGTATTATATTATAAATAAAAATGATATTAGTTCAGTATATGACATTGAAATAAATGTTGCTGGACCTAAAGAATTATTAGAAAAATATGGTGGACCAATGACAATTGAAGAATACAGAAAAAATTCAAAAATATTAGGAAGAGAATATCATAAATTAATGCCTCCGTTTCTACCAATTAATATAGGATTTGAAGAAAGTACTAGTACAAAAACAAACAGTAAAACAATCAATATTAATTCAATTTTAAATCCAAATGTAAAAGATAATATTGTGGTAAAAAGAAATAAACCATTAAGTAATGTTGCTTCAAAAGAAATTGATGGTTTTTATGAATAAATATATAAATTTTTTTAATTAGGAATATGCACCTCCTTGCAAAAATCCCAATCTTGCACGTGTTTCATCATCCATACCTTCATATACGCTTGGTGGCATTACATAGTTCATGATTGTTTTGTGTTTGTGTCCAATAATTCGTCTTGCAAAAGTGAATTGGATTGTATCTCTAGGAATTGTAGAAGTATTTTCACTACCTCTGTGCCAAACTTGTGAATGTACAAGCACAGCAGTCCCTGCTTTTCCAGTTGCATGAATACAATTTTTTTCAGCATATTTCCAATCAACTTTTTGTCCAAATCTATGTGATTTTGGAAGAATTGCTGTTGGACCATTTGAAATACTTTCACAATCTGATAGCCATATCATATATGTTGCTACCAGACATTTCAATTTTACCCAGTCAGGCAAAGTTTTTCCGTAAGGAATATCAAACAGTGGAGGATCATCTGTGTGCCAGCCGGGTGCTTGTCCACGTCCTCCGGCGGGAACTGAAAATGCATTGTTATGTATCAAATGCATTTGTAGAGAATCGCCACTTTTCCAAATTGGAGGACTTGGACCATCTCGTATGACATATTGAGCAAAATTAGAAATTACACTGTTAGATACAAGACCAACAACAGTCGAAGAATTTTCAAAAACACATTTGTGTACTATATGTCTACTTGGTTGTAAATGTGATAATTTGTGTTTTGCAACTGCCTTATTGAGTTTGTCTAGATCTTCCTTCAATTTAGAAGTTGTCTCTTTGTCAAGTGCGTTATCTATTATGATATATCCATTTGTGTGGAAAAATTCATTCCACGCTGGAAAATTTGGTTTTGTTCCGTCAAATCTTACTGTTTCACTGGTCATTATAGTTGATTATTATTTAGTATAATTTTTATAAATGACCAGCAAATATTAATTTCAATTTTTTTTTACAATATGTATAAGTAAAATAAAATAATTATTCATTTTACAAGGAATTAGAAAACATCATTAAAATAACAAATTTTTATTACTGTTATTTATTTTTAAGTATTAAATATATAACATAAATGAGAGCATCTGCCATATCATCTTTTTTAAAAGCATTATCATAATTAATTGACGAAATTACATTTAATAAAGAAGCGGAGAGATTTGACATAATTTGTTTTGCGATTGATATTGCAAAATTCTTTCGTTCTAAATAATTTTTAAAATTGACATTTGGTAATGAATTTAATTTTAGTTGTGTATTCATTGAACTTATAAATGCAAGTTGTGTTTTATCACTGGCAGAAATAAAATTTATTGATTTAACAAAATTTTTTTCAGTTATTTTTTTAAGTGCAAAAAAAGTAAAAATTGCTATTGAAATTGATTTCATTATTGGATTTTTAAACACTGGTTGATTTTCTATGTAAATTTCTAAATTTGACGCATAAACTGACTCATTGTTTAAATAGTCATAACAAGATAATAATTTTTCTTTAGTAAAGGATTCTAAAGTTTTCAATAATCGTTCAATTTGAACATTAAAGTTATTATCTAAAATTGAGTTTTTTGATACTCTAAATAATTTTTTATGTAATGGTTTATTATTAATTTTTAAGTTATTAGCACACGTTTGACAATATCCTATAAAATTATTTTTATCAGAATGAGAAAAAGCATTATCTACTAATCCGTCTGCTAGTAAATAAAATATTGAAATTTTATTACAAACCTTTCTTACATTTATTATATTTTTACATAAGATAGGTTTATAAGAAACGTCCAATAATCCCCAATCAATAATTTCTAGGCCTGAACAGATTGTAGTATCAGTGTCATATTTTGCTAAACAATACGCCAAATTTTTAATTCCAACATCAAAAGTCAAGTAATATTTATTTTTCGTCATAAAGGATATTATTATTAGACTTATATAATTTTATATTGATTTAACTCTAAAAAATTGATAATTTATATAAATACATAATTATTACATTATTATTAAGTAATACAATATGGTGATGGCATTAAAATCTGCAATCAAAAAGCCCAAAAGTAATGTTATACCCATTAGTTTAATAGAAGGACTATATAATGCAAATAATGACCAATATATACTTCCGTACGATTTGGAAATTTCAACTTCTACTATAACTTGTAATTTAGGTATTACATTTAATGTAGAAAATATTGGATTATATTTTAATGATTTTGATAATGTGTTAATTGGTAAAAGATATGGAAATAGAATTGTTAATAACATTGTCAGTATTAAAAAATTAAAATCAAAGAAAAAGAAAAAACGTAAAGAAAAGAAAAACTTTTTTAATCAAGTTTCATTAATTTTTAGATCTGCCACTCTAATGGGACTGGATCCGAATAAATTAAGTGAAAAGGAAAGAAATAAAATGTTAAATGTAAAATTATTTATTAATG